ACTACAATATCCATTATCTACTTTGGATTGAATTGGTGTTTGCATACAAAAATCCATAGGATAACCTTGTTCCACACAAGTTGTATAAGATTCAAAACCTTCTTTGAATGAAGTGGTAGAGAGAAATAGAGAGAAAATTAATATAATTATAAGAAAAATAATTTTATTATTCATATAATTTATTTAAATATTAAAAATATTTAAAAGTCCCTTTTTATTTCTTTTTGTTTTTCTTTTATTTTTACCTTTTTTAGAACGGGTTTTATTTTTATTAAATTTCTTTTTTTCTTTTCTCAATTTTCTCTCTTCTTTATCTAATTTTTTTTCAAATGGAATATATCGTAAAAACCAAGATTCATATTCTTTTGTATTTCGTTTTCCTTTTAATTCTTTGTATTTTATAGCCTTTGTATTTCTCATTTCTTCCAAAGTATCTTGTTTTCCATAACAAGTAATACTAAATCTTTTTAATAATCCTTTTTGCTGAAGTCTATTTTTTTGTTGAACATCAAATAAATATTGAGCCATACATAAGATACGGTTTTCATCATAATAGTCACGATCACTATAGAAAAAAGCAAAATAAAAACTGAGCATTGTATCTATAGTTGCAACGCGTATAGATTTATTTCCTTTCTTAATAACATTATAACTATGACAAGCCAATGGTTTATATATAAAAGCAACTGTTTCTTCAATGTTATTTATTTTAACACGAATAGAATAATGGGGAGCAATTAATTCGCCAATACTATCGTGTTTCATTATTTTTATTCCTTTATAATCAAAATCTTCTAATCTCTCTTTTAATATGACTGCTGCTTGTTCCGGTTCTTCAGCCAATACATCAAAATCAGGTGTTTTTTGAAATAACTTTTTTTGTTTTGCTGGCATATAAGCAGAATATAAAAAACTCGCATAGCCACCAAAGAAAATTAACCCTTGATCAATGAAAGCATCACGAACCGTATAATATAATTGTTCTTCCTTTTTTGGGCTTATATTTTCAAATTGTCTTAGAAATAAATTAGGATCACAGTGTTTCCCTTTAAGAGGATAGTTTTTATTTAACAAAATAAGTCGTTTTAAAACCTTTTCCCATCTACTAATATCTCCAGCTGGTCTGGATAATTCTAAATACATATTCATACGAAGAAAGTTGGGAGAACAATATAAGATACCATACACGCGAATAGCATCTTTTTGAACTCTTTTAAATAGAGATTTGTCTAAATAAGTAATATCAGCCACGGGAATAAAATTTACATACACTTTATAAGTTCCATGATGAACTCCTGCTTTAGCTTCAACTTCTTGGAAACCATCTTTGTAGTATATATTTGCTAATTCTTTTGCATCTTCTAAGGCATTAGGTGAATAAAAATCATAATCAGGAATTTCAATATCTTTATCATAAAATTGGTCTTCTAAAGGAAGAATATTATTAATAGCAGTACCTCCATAACAAACGAGCCTTTTATTTTTAAGAAAATCTTCTAAAATACCAATTATTTTTTTAACATCTGGATCGCTAAGTGTTTGTTTTCCTTTTTTATGTTCCGCATTATCTACAGCTTCTCTTAATATTGCTAATTCTTTTTCTTCTAATGTTAATTTTGGTTGACAAGATGACATAAATGTATATATTACTACTATAAAAAGTAATGATGAGAGAAAGTAACGATTAATATTTATATTAAAAATAAATATTAATTATTTATACAGCTTGTAAGACCTAATACTTACATACTAAATGAATAATAATCTGTAGCATGAGTTCTTGTAGTAAACGAATTAGCAGGGTCTTGAGGTTTGGGTTTAGGTACAGTAACAGGTATATATCGTAAAGGTTCTGGTTTTAAAACAAAAGCATGACCCGTTTTATCAAAGAAAAGACTATAAAATTGCATATTAGAGTCAAAATTTTGAAAACACATACCTACCCACTGACAACCATATTTAAAATTTAATGCAGCAGATACATTAGTATTATTTGGACTTAAATCAGGCATAGAAATAGTCATATTTTTTTTATTATATTCAATTAATTCTTTTGAGTCAGGAGTATATTTAATATCATAATCTCTCGACGCTCTTAAAAAGATAGAATTAGATGCAATATTAACATATTCTTTAAGAGGTGTGCTTTCAAAAAGAGGATTAGAACGGTCAACAGAAATAATAACCTTACCAGTAAATTCTTTTAAAGGAACAGCTCCTAAATTATGACCCGTATATTCATAACTATATTCTTTTCCTAATAATCGTGATTGAACAGTTGAATAAATAGTCTCTGCCATTTCAGTATAAATTTTTTCATTGTTGCTTGAAATTCTAAAGTGTAAAATAATAGGATCATTGGGATTAGGACAAGAACCTCCGCTAAAGGCATAATTATTTACTATTTGTAAAGCTTCGGAAAAATCAACTTTATTATACATTTGTTTGACATGATTATTATTTATTGCTGATGTAGCAATAATAGGTTTGTCATTAACAGAATAAACTTCAAAATCTAATACTCTTGCACCTTGAGCAATACAAGTTTTTAAAGCACATGTATTTACATAATCATTTTGAAATTGTCCTCCACAACAACAATTATAAGCTGTTTTTATATAATAGTCTCTTAATAGATATTGATAAGCGGCATCATTAGTATTAAATGAGGATATTTTTGGAAATCCAGTATATATTTTTTCCAGATTATTACAATTGGCATCATTCAATCTAATTTTATTTATTGTATAGGAACATACACCGAAAATCAATATTGCAATAATAAAATAAGATACATATTTAATAGTTGTAGCCTTATTTTGTTCAATATTTAATTTTGAAAACATTTCTTTTGCTTTTCCTAACATACTTATATTAGGTTATGAAAAAATTATAAATATTACAATTAATATTTTTACTAAATATACATTAATATTTAAGGTTGTATAATAGTTAAATAATATTGTAGATAAATATATATATGGCAGGAGGACTATTAAACATAGTAGCTTATGGCAATCAAAATGTATATTTAAATGGAAATCCTTCAAAAACATTTTTTAAAACAACATATAAAAAATATACTAATTTTGGTTTACAAAAATTTCGTACCGATTTTGATGGTTTAAGATCACTCAGAATGAATGAATCATCTAAATTTACTTTTAGGATGAAACGATATGCCGAATTACTGCTAGATACATATTTAGTAGTACAATTACCCACTATTTGGAGTCCTATTTATCCACCACAACAAGATTGTTCTTCTAATTGGGCACCTTATGAATTTAAATGGATTGATAATTTGGGAACTCAAATGATTGAAGAAGTGGAAATATCAGTAGGAGGTCAAACATTAAATAGATATTCAGGTGCTTATTTGTTAGCTATGGTACAACGAGATTTTTCAAATGTTAAAAAAGATTTATATGATAATATGACAGGTAATGTAGCAGAACTGAATGATCCTGGAAATGTTCCACCACGTGTAAATGCTTACCCAAATGCTTATTTTACAGGATGGGCTGCGGGACCTGAGCCTTCAATTAGAGCAAGAAAATTATATATACCTATTAATTTTTGGTTTACTTTAGCTGCTAAAATGGCCTTTCCTTTAGTAGCACTACAATATAATGAATTAGAGATAAATATTACAATAAGACCTGTACAAGAACTAATTATAATTCGTGATGTAACTGATACTATAAATGATTATCCGTGGATTCAACCTAATTTTAATGAATCTTTACAACAGTTTTATAGATTTTTACAACCACCTCCTGATATCTCATTAAATTATGTAGATAAAAGAACAAGCTGGAATGCTGATGTTCATTTAATGTCTACCTATGGATTTTTAACCGAAGAAGAATCAAAAGTATTTGCAGCGAGAGAACAAAAATATTTGTTTAAATCTGTTTATGATTGGAAATTTTTTAATGTAACCGGGAGTCAAAGGGTAAAATTGGAAAATACTATGGGTATGGTAGCGTCTTGGATGTGGATTTATCAACGTAGTGATATAAATTTAAGAAATGAATGGAGTAATTATACCAATTGGCCCTATAATCATTTACCTAGTGATCTACTTATAACAGATGCTTCGGGTCATTGGCATTTACCTTGTAATCCTACTACAATAAGTGGTATTGGTCCAGGTCATAATCCATATCAAGGACATCATACAGGATACTTTTACACAGGAGATTTTGCACCTGAAAATCAAAAGAATATTTTACTAAATTTGGGTATTTTATTAGATGGGAAATATAGAGAAAATGTATTAGATTCAGGTGTTTATAATTATATTGAAAAATATGTTAGGACATCTGGAAATGCTCCAGATGGGTTATATAATTATAGTTTTTCTATTCATAATGATCCATTTGATTTTCAACCTTCAGGAGCTATGAATATGAGCAAATTTACTGATATTCAATTAGAATTTACTACTTATAGTCCCCCATTAGATCCTTCGGCACAATTTTATACTATTTGTGACCCTTCTAGCGGAACTATTATTGGTGTAAATAAACCAACATGGAGAATATATGATTATAATTATAATATGACTGTTTTTGAAGAAAGATATAATGTAATTACTTTTATTGGTGGAAATTGCGGTTTAATGTATGCTAGATAAATTTAAATAATTATAAATAAATATTCATAATAAATTATTTATTTATATATTACTATTGTAATACTAATGACAATTACTGTAAATAATAAAAAAATATATTCTTTATTTACTCCATTAGTACATCAAGAGGGACATAAAAATTGTATTTGGTTAATATTAAAAAATGAAACTCGTAAAAATGTAGAATATCATAAAAATAAATTTTTTCAAGGGGATAATGAAATCGTTTATATTATTGAACACGAAAAGCTTTATGAAGATGATGAACGAAAATTTACTTTGGAAGAATATGAACAATTATTGAAAACATTAGAGGTAAATATTTAAATTTAATATTATTTTATTATATATAATATAATGGCTACAAATTTACGAATTAAACAAAAAAAATCAAGAAAAAAAAGTATTAAAAAAAAGTCTTTCAAAAAAAAATATAAAAAAAAATAAACAAAAAAAAAAAAAAAAAAAAAAAAAAAAAAAAAAAAAATAAAAAAAAAAAAAAAAAAAAAAAAAAAAAAA